GTGCGCAGGATTTCTCGCGCCTGCGATGCGATGGCATCACCGTGGCCCGGCTGAATCTTGCCGGCGCGCAAGTCGTTGAGCGTCTTCCACAACTCGCCCTTCAGGTTGCCGGCGTTGAGTTGCAATTCTTTTTGAGTTGCCATAGTTCTCTCCTGCGCTTCTGCGCGGTTCGTAGGTAGTAGCCGTTGGCTACGCGGCGCTCATAAGCACTTGCCTGCGAGCGGATCTCTTGTTCCAGGTCTTGCAACAGGCGCCAAGCATCAGCCCACTCGCCGTACTCGGATTCGTTGCGCGCCTTGTCGTACTCAACCTTGTAGGCCTTGTACTCAGGCCGGCGGCAGTACTCGACGTGCTGCGGCATCCGCTTTTTGCGGTACTCGACCATCCGTGCCAATATGCGATCGCGGTTGGCTTCGTAGTGGGCGCGCTTCTGGGCCTTCAGTTCGTCGGCCAGTGCATCGCGACGCTTGCTGTCGTATTCCGCCTTGAGCGCCTTCTTCGTCTCTGCGTCGACTTCAATGCGCCGCGCCGCGCTGGCGCACGCCTTGCCGCAGTACAGGGGAGCCAGCATCTTGATCGCTCGGTTGACGTGAGACGCACGCGCGAAGAACTCGCGATCACACTGCGGGCACTTGCGCGCGACGTGCACTGACATCCCCTCAGCAGTCGGAGACGCTGACGATGCTCGGGTCCGCCGGCTCGCTCGGCGGCGCATCGCTGTGCGGCGGCGCATCATCGAAGACGAGGCGCGCGACGCGGCATGCTCCGTATCCGGCGCTCTCGAGTTGGGCTGCGCGTTGCTGGGCGACCTCGCGCGTTGCGCCGATGACGTTCGTCTCGAACACGATCTGGTTCGGCAATCGGCCCGGGTATTGGGCGCGGTATTTCGGCGTGAGGTCGTCGCTGGTGATGACTACGAAGATAGGCTGGTCCATGGTCACTTCCCCTTGGTGTCGTCGCCGAACGTCGGGCCGCTGTCGGGCGCCGGGGCCGGCGCCTTCGTGCTGGTGGGCGCCTTCGTCGGCGCGGGCGTGGCCGCCGCCGTCGGCTTGAGCGCCAGGATCTTCGCGCGTTGCTCATCGGTGAGCGGCCCGACGCCCTCGGCGAAACTCAGGATCTCCTCGACGCTCGCGCCCTTGTCGACCGCGGGCTGCCACTTGCTGGCCAGCCGCAGGGCGAACTTCTCATCGGGCCAGGCGCGCGGCTTCTCGGCGGAGGCTGACGATCCCGAACTATCTCCGACCGATGCGAACGTTTGCTCTGGCGTTGTATCGCCGTCCTTGATAGCGGTGATGATCCCGCGCAGGATGAGCAGTTGCTCCTGACCGATGTCCGCGTCACCCTCCACGCCGAGTTTGTCGAGTACCTGTTCCTTGGTCACGCCGTATCCTTGGAGCAGCTTGAACGCCTCAGCGCGACGGGTGGGGAGAGTCTTCACGTCGCCCATTGCAGTCCTGCGCGCGCCCTCGTACATATCGGCCCAAAACGCCTTTGGCACCCCCTTCAAGATGGCATTGCGCAGCGCGATGGAGCATGCGGCATTTGCGGTGACTCCGATCATGTCGGCGCTGAAGCGCTTTCCGCTTTTGCTGGTGATGCGTCGCTGCACCTCGTAGGTGATGGCCACGTTCTTCTGCAGATCGTGGAATACACCCTGCGCGGTGACGAATTCGCCCTGATCGCTGACCACGCGCGCACCGGCCCTGCTGTTGCCCCAGGCGCTGGCCACCACCTCGGCGAAGCGTGCGCTCGGGCCTTCGATCACCTTGTTGTCACGGGGCAGCGCATAGATGCATTCCTGCGCTACGGCCTCGCTGATCGTCACCATGTCCATCACGTCGCGCCGAAATTGCGTGATGCTGCGCGGGTACTTGTGTGCGGTGGCAATCTGCATGTCGATTTCGCCCTTGGCCAGAAGCGAGGCGGTACCAGCCTCGACAGTCATGACTTCGCGGCCTTCTGTTTCGTCGTTCATCGTCGTCGTCTCCTGTGGGTGATAGGTTCAGCGGCCGAGCAAGTCGGCCCAGGCGCGCCGCACGCGCTGCCAGAGCGTCGGCGGCGTGTCGTGCGTCATCGCGCCCATGTGCAGCAGCAGTTCAGGCAGCGGCATGCGCGAGTACTTCTTGGCTGCGATCGCGCGGTCGAGATCGGCCTCGGTCAGCTTTCCAGGCCGCGAGTGCTCGGCCCATGGCCAGGCGTCGCGCAGCTCCTCGTGCGTCAGCGCGCGGCAGCCGCTTGGCTGGCGTCCCTGGGCATCGACGCCGGCCATGCGAGCACCAGCAGCCTGTGCGGCGAGGATGTCCGGGTGCCACGGCGTCGTGGCGGTGACGATCTTGTCGGCGATCGCGGGCATGCCGAGCCGGCGGCGGCACTTGGCCGCGTAGCGCGCGAGCACGACAGAAGCGTCGTATGGCAGTGCGTGCGACGGCGCGCGAAGGCCGTGCGCATTGATGATATTCATTGCTCCGTCTCCTCGAAGTCGAATGCCTCGGATGTTTCGATGTCCTTGCGCCCGGCCGCAGCCATCTGGACGTTCTTGACTGCCTGCCTGTAGTAGCTCGGCTTCAACTCGGCACCCATGCCGCGACGGCCAAGAATCACCGGGCTATAGACCTCGGAGCCGACGCCCATGAACGGCGTGAAGACTGTCTCGCCCGGGTTGCTGAACAGTTCGACGCAGCGGTCGATCACATCCAATTGCAGCGGGTGAACGTGCTTCTCGTCTTCGCTGTCGCGCGCCTCTCGGAACGGGAGCACGCGATTTATGCGCACGTCATCCCACATGCAATCCGCGTACTGTCGCCAGATCCAATGCGACCAACGGTTCTCGGTCTGCTTGCCGGTCCACCCGCGATATGGCAGCAGGTCAGACGGCGGCACGCGCTCGCCCGCGTAGTCGAGGAGTCCCTGCGGGTGGCGCACGGGTACCGGGTTCTTCCCTTCGCGACGAAACGTCAGCAGTCGATCACCGGAGGCCACGCCGCAGTCGATGGAATCCTCGCACAGCGATGCGTGCGCCAGGTTCTTCTGCATCGTGCGCAGGCGCACCGAGAGCGGCTCTTTCCAGATCATCCGCGTGCCGGTGTAGCTCCAGCCTTCGCGCTGATGGAGTCGGATGATGTCGCCGGGGAAATCGCGCAGGGCATCGGTGCCGCTGTTGCTCAACGGAACGTCCATGCAGTGCACAGCGGTGATGCGGCCGGGCATCGTGATGCGCGCCAGTTCGCGCACCACGAAGGCATAGTGCTCGAAGAACCCGTCGTAGTCGTCGCAGTTGCTCAGGTCTCGCTCGTTGCTGCTGTAGTGGTACAGCCCGCCGAAAGGCGGCGAGTAGATCGACAGGTGAACGCTGCCAGCGGGCAACGCCTGCATGACCTCCACGCAGTCGCCATTCCAGAGGGCGAACCTGTCGCCGATGCATTGGTCGATCACAGCCACGATGGCACCTGCACTTTCTTGGTCATGTTGTTGGCGCGCTCGATTGCCTGCGCCCGGTTCATTTCAGCCACGAGGCGCGAGAACATCTCATCCGCCTGCGTGGCCTTGCGTTGAAGGTTGCGCATCACCCCGCGCTCGCCCTCGGTCGTCACGATGTCAACCGTCACCGGCCGCTTCTGTCCAAAGCGCCAGCACCGCCGCACCGCCTGGTAGTACTGCTCGAAGCTGTGCGAAGGGAAGAAAACGACGTGATTGCAGTGCTGGAAATTGAGGCCCCACGCACCTATCTTCGGCTTCGTGATGAGCACGCGGGCGCGCCCTTCGGAGAAGGCCTCAAGCCGCGCCTCCTTGTTATCGTCTGTATCGCTTCCGCTCACCTGTACCGCATCGGGAATCAGGCGCTCAAGTTCGTCGCCCTCGTCGTTGAGATGGCACCAGACGAGCGCCGGCTGCGCGGTGTTGTTCACGAGCGCAGCGACCTGTTCGCACCGTTCCTGCACGGTGCGCCTGCGCTCCTCGCGCTGTTCCTTCAGTCCCTGAGCCGGCATTGCGAACAGCATTCCATCGGCCAGCGTCTGCGCTTCGACAAGGTGCTCGACCTCGCGCAGCGGTGAAAGGATGAACGCGCTGTCATCGAAGCCAAGATCGGATGGCCTGCGAATGGCCCGTGCCCACGAGCACACCCAGCGCCAGAACGGCACTTCGGCGTGGCCCTTGAGTCGCCACTTGATGACTTCGCCGCGCATCCGTCCTTGCGCGCTGTTGTTGAGGTCGTTCTTGAAGAAGCGATTGAGCATGTCCATGTGGCCCATATAGCCCAGCGCTTCGCTTGACGTTCCCAACTCCACGAAGTCGTTAGGTGCAGCGGTCGCGGTCTGAAGCAGGCGATACGGAACCTTCCGCATGAACTGCGTGATCTCGCCGCGCCTCTGTCCGGCAAAGCTCTTCAGGATGCTGGATTCGTCGCACACCACACCGCCGAAGTCGTCGGGCGTGAAGTAGTGCAGGCGCTCGTAGTTCGCCACAATGACGTGACCCGCGCTCGCACCGTCGCGGGACTGGACGGCATCGATGTCGAACTTCTCGGCCTCGCGCACGGTCTGCGAAGCCACGGCAAGCGGGGTGAGGTAAAGCACTGGCTTGCGCGTCTTGCGGGCCACGTTCGAGGCCCAGGTGAGGCCCATAGGAGTTTTGCCGAGTCCGCAGTCAGCGAACACCGCCGCGCGACCCTTGCGCACGGCCCATTCGACGATTGCCGCCTGGAAGTCGAACAGGAAGCTCGGCATGAATACTGGCTCGAAGCCACTGTCGGCACCGGCCTGCGTCTTGGCGCGCAGGAAGTCGTCGTATGGATTCACTTGACGCTTCTCCGCGTGAAGTCGGTACCGTTGCCGCTGCGGCAGGCACGCGCCAGCCTGAACAGCACCGCGGCCAGGTCGATGCACTCCATCTCGACGCTGCCCAGCTTGTTCGCGTGCACTGCGGCGCGCAGTTCGTCCCACTCTTCCAGCGCCACGCCGAGGGCCTCGTGCGTCGAAGCGAATGGACCATAGCGGCCCGCCGCCTGTTCGGCCTTCGCCTCGATCTCGTAGATGATGTCGTCGTGCAGGTTGAAGGGGCCGGCCGCTGATCTCCCCAGATCGCCCCCACTACGGGCTACCGTGGTGGATGGTTTGCGGCTCGGCTTAACGGGTTTCACCACGGCAGCAGCTCCAGCCAGCCGCGCAGATCATCCAGCGTCCGCAGCGCCCAGGCGAGCAGGTTCGCGAGCAGAGCCACCAGAGGGATCGACACCAGCAGCCAGCCGACGAAGCTGCCGGCGGCGTGCGCGCGATCCTGTGCTCGTTGGTGCCGCGTCTCCAGCGGAATCGGGCGGCTGCCTAGGTATGCGGTCGGGTCTGTCTTCATGC